TGAGGCGATTAAAGTTGATATTGAGGAATTCAAGAGAGGACCTGGTACGCAAGGAGATGAATGTGGCACAGCGCGAAGCTGCGGCTATCAACTCCAAGGCCCAGTTAATTTTGGAATCCGCTACCCTTCCAACGAAAAATCTATCGACCCCACCGTGTGGGCCACAGCCCTTGAGCACTTCCCAGAGCTCGAAGGCTATGGTCTCCCCGCCAAAGGAGCTAGCGCAGAAAGAGAGTCCGCAGAGTACCAAGTCAGAAACCGAAAGGCTGCAAAGGACATTCCAAAAGAAATTGAAGAGATTGCAAGAGAAATTACAACAAGCCGGTATCCTAGAACCACTCACAAGTGGAACGGAAATGCCGATGACACTGAAATTGAGCTTGCTATCGGATCTATCGGAATTTTCGAAGAGGTACAAATGGACAGCGGACCAGGGGTCCCGTATATCAAATTGGCAGACACTAATCAGAAATTGTTCGACACCTTCGGAGGAATTATCCTTACTGCAGTGATTGAGAGAATTCAGCTGCTTTGCAGCGTGACCTCGGAGTATTTGAAGAAACTTGACCCAATGGAAAAGATTCAACATGGCTTCGTAGACCCTATTCGGGTGTTTCCTAAAGGCGAACCACATGGACCTGTTAAAATGAAACAGAGAAGGTGGCGCTTAATTAGCAGTGTGTCGATTGTCGACCAATTAGTAGAAAGATTTATAGGACAAGTACAAAACAAAACAGAAATTTCACAATGGACGAAGCTGCCCAGCTTACCGGGCCTTGGGCTTACAAAACAGCACATGGCTCAATTAATGAGTGGGAAAGCGTGGTTTAACCGAGAGTATCATAACGGAGACGTTTATGAAGCGGACATCTCAGGGTGGGATTGGAGCGTTACAGAGCAAGAACTTGAAGCTGAGGCTAAAATGAGATGTGCATTAATAACTAATTTAACTGAAAACCTGGAAAGGTTGATCAAGAATAGGTTTGAATGCATTATTTCTAAAGTCTTTATGTTTTCAGATGGCTCTACGCTTATTCCCCCCCGAGGAGTTATGCCGTCGGGAAGCTTCTTTACAGGAAGCTCTAATTCAAGGTTGAGAACGTTCATTGGTATCGTGGTAAGGCTTCACTTCGGGCTAACCAATTTTACAGAGTGGATTTTGAGGTGCATGGGAGACGATAGTCTGGAAACGCCGGATATGGCGTTAGACATGTTACGATCCCTGTACGATGAATTTGGCCACAAGGTTAAAGACATTCGTCGCACTTCTATGTTCGAATTTGAAATCTGTTCACATCACGTGCTTGTAACCAAACAAGGAGAGATCGAACTCTGGCCAACTAGTGTACCAAAATCAGTGACGATGTGGTTAAGTGGCAAGAGGACGGCTGAACAAACGCAACAGTTGAG